TCTTTAACGGCAACTGCTGGAACGGCATTCTACTTAGGTGATTATTCACAGAATAGTGGAGCTAATTATCCATCATCAGCATCTCCATATACTGGTTCAATTGATTTGAGTGATTCTAATACGACATTAGCATCTCGTAAATTCTTAGTTCCTTTCCAAAGTGGATTTGATGGATACAAACCAAATAGAATTGTTTATACTGCAGGTGATATCATCGCAGGTAATACACAAGGATATGATTTATCTTCAAATACCGCAACTGGTACATTAGCATTCAGAAAAGCTATCAACTCAGTATCTAACCCTGATGAATTTGATATTAATATGTTAGTAATTCCAGGTGTTATCCACAGATTACACTCTGCAGTAACAACATTTGCTAAAGATATGTGTGAAGATAGACAAGATACATTCTTTGTAATGGATGCATCTGCATGGGGTGATTCAATTTCAACTGCAACTAACGCAGTTCAATCATTTGATTCAAACTATGTAGCATCTTACTACCCTTGGGTTAAGATTCTTAACACAGATAAGAACAAACCAGTATGGGTGCCGCCATCAGCTGTACTTCCTGGCGTTATCGCATTTAACGACCAAGTTGCCGCTGAGTGGTTCGCTCCAGCAGGTTTGAATAGAGGTGGTTTAACTTCAGTTATCGAAGCTAAGACACGTTTGACAAGAACTGAGAGAGATACACTTTACGAAGGTAGATTTAATCCTATCGCTACATTCCCTGGACAAGGTGTAACTGTGTTTGGACAGAAAACACTACAAGCTAAACCATCTGCATTGGATAGAATCAATGTAAGAAGGTTGTTGATTGCAGTGAAGAAGTTCATCGCATCTTCTACTCGTTACTTAGTGTTCGAAAACAACACAGCAGCAACGAGAAACAGATTCTTATCAATCGTTAATCCTTATTTGGAATCAATCCAACAAAGACAAGGGTTATACGCATTTAGAGTGATTATGGATGAAACTAATAACACTCCAGATGTAATTGATAGAAACATTATGGTAGGAGAAATCTTCTTACAACCAGCTAAGACTGCTGAGTTTATTGTTCTAGATTTCAACGTATTACCAACTGGGGCAGCATTTCCAGAATAGATAAATTAGATTAAGTTCCCCATTTCGGTGGGGAACACAATCTTTTTTTAAAAGAACAATATTTATAATAAAGAAAAGATAACGGAGTAACATAAATGGCACAATTATTAGACCCAACTGAAGTAATGTTCACATCATTCGAACCGAAGATGTCGAACCGCTTTATTATGTATGTAGAAGGAATTCCTGCATATCTAATCAAAGCAGCCAATAGACCTGAAATAACAAATGGTAAAGTAACTATCGACCATATCAACGTAAGAAGATATGTAAAAGGTAGAAGTGAGTGGAGTGATTTAACGATTTCTCTTTACGACCCCGTAGTTCCATCTGCAGCACAAGCTACAATGGAGTGGGTACGTTTACACCACGAATCAGTAACTGGTAGAGACGGTTACTCTGATTTCTACAAAAAAGATATCACTTTTAACAGTTTGGGTCCTGTTGGTGATAAAGTAGAAGAGTGGACACTTAAAGGAGCTTATATCCAAACAGCAAAATTCTCAGATATGGATTACACTGGTGAAGATTTAGCAACTGTTGATTTAACACTTACATACGATTACGCAATACTACAATACTAATTTCGGATTGTTGTAATACAAATTGAAAATTAAGAACCCCAACATTTTTGTTGGGGTTTTTTTGTTTAATTATTTTTATTATCATATTTATTAATAGGTTAACCAACAAATACAAGTTTTAAAAAAAAAGAGTAACGTTATGAGTACAGAAAATTTACAAGATGATTATTCATCAAACATCTCAAACGAAGAGATGGTGGAAATTGCTAAACAACAATACGAACAAAAGCAAGTTTCCGATTACAAATTCCCTACTGAAATCGTAGATTTACCATCTAAAGGATTAATTTATCCAGAAGATAATCCGTTAGCATCGGGTAAGGTAGAAATGAAGTATATGACTGCTAAAGAGGAAGATATCCTTACTACACAATCATATATTAAAGATGGTACGGTATTAGACCGATTATTCCAATCACTTATCGTTGGAAATGGAGAGGGGGTGCCAATCAAATATGTTGATTTGGTAACAGGTGATAAGAACGCAATTATGATTGCAGCCAGAGTATTGGGTTATGGAAAAGATTATGAAGTAGAAATTACCGACCCATTTACTAACAACAAACAAAAAGATACCATTGATTTGACTCAATTTGAAAACAAAGAGTACGATGGTACAACTCAAACTGAATTACACAAAAATGAGTTTGAATTTACATTACCACGTTCAGGTCGTAAGATTACTTTTATGGCAATGACAGAAAGTAAAGAACGTAAAGTAAAACACTCTATTGAGGAACAAAAGAAAAAGAATCGTAAGTTAAAAGATAACACTTCAAGAGATTTAACAACTCGTTTGAAGAATATGATTCTATCAGTAGATGGTGAAGCAGACCAAAAGGTAATTAACAACTTTGTGGATAACGAATTGTTTGCATTAGACTCACAGGCCCTCAGAGCTCACATTAATAATGTAATCCCAGATGTTGATATGACGTATGAATTTATATCTGAGGAAACCGGGGAAGGGAGAGAGATGCTACTGCCGATGGACGTCGGGTTTTTTTGGCCTTCCGCAAAATTATAGAAAGCATCTACATTCTCACATATTTGACCTCATCTATCACGGAAATGGTGGGTTCACTTTCTCAGATGTTTACAATATGCCGATTTGGGTTCGGAAATTTTACATTAGTAAAATCATAGAATTTAAACAAAGTGAAAAAGAGGCACATGATAAAGAAATGAGAAAGGCAAAAGCAAAAGGTAGAAGATAATAAGAAACCCAACGTATTTGTTGGGTTTTCTTATATTTATACATATAACAATGGAGTAACTACTATGGCAAGTATCAAAGAATCTGAATTAAAAAAAATATTTAAAGAAGCCGGGCTATCTGATGGTATCTTTGATTTATTCAGTAAAAAACGAAATCTTTTAAAACAAAAAATAAAAGATATTGAAAAAGAAATAGAAGGTGTTATAGATTCAGCACCAACAAAAAAAGAAAAACAACAACTTAAAAACATAAGCAAAGCCTTCAGAGCAGCATCTAAAGTTGGTGTATTTGATAAATAACTATTCTAAAAGACTTCAATGGCTAAAGACGATTTAAATAAAAGAAAAGAGCAACTTCAAGCAGAGTACAATCTTAATGAAGCGATATTAAAACAGGCGAAAACACATAAAGCGTTATCGAATGAAGGAATATCTTTAAGAGACCAGTTACTTGACAGGTTGAAAGGCGAAAAGGATTTAGGCACCCAAATTACGTCTATTAACGAAGCCATTGAGGGGATGTTGCAAGAGCAAATCGAACGGGGTGATGAAGTAAATCAACATTATATAGACCAGCTTGATAGATTAAAAGAAATTTTAGAAAAAGAAAAAGAACGTAAAGATGTTACAGATGAATTAAAAGGTATAGGCCAGGACTTCGCTAAAGATTTGGGTAATACATTGGGTGTATCAAATCAATTAGTAGATGCACTACTTGCTGGTGGTGCCGCAGCAATTGGGTTTGCAATAATGAAAGAGGTTCTTGGGTACATTACCGATTCAGTTGGTAGAATAAAAGAACTTAGAGGTGAGTTTGGTACTACTGCTGGACAGGCAATGGAATTAAATTCAGAATTATCTGCTGCTAAATTCTCTTTAGAGGGTATGATACTTGGTGGTGATAAACTTGAAGCAGGTATGAAGGCTATTGTTTCAGAAACAGGTAACTTTAAGTTAGCGACATCTGAAATGATTACAAATGTAGCTGAATTAAGTGAAATGATGGATAGTGGTATGGCTGTTAGTTTATCACGTTCATTAAAAAATGCTGGGCAAGATACCGCAGAACTTACCGAATATGCAAGAGAATTATCAGAAGAACTTGGAGTAAGTGGTGCAGAGGGTATGAAATACTTAGCATCTAACCAATTAGAACTAACAGGTCTTACCAAAAAACAAATCAAAGAACGTATCAAAGAAGGTATGGTGTTAAAGAAGATGGGTGCTGATATGGACCATCTAAATGATTTAGCATCAGAGGCCTTAGATATTGAAAAATCTTTGAAAGATGAAATGAAATTAAGAGCGATGACCGGTAAGGATATCAATCTTAATGATTTAAGGGCAGCTCAAGCAAGTGGTGATAGATTAGCAATTGCTCAAGCAGAAAAACGATTAGTAGACCAATTAGGTCCTGAATTACAAAATAACTTACAAATTCAACGAATTATTGGTGAAGCTACGGGACTTAGTAAAGAACAAATGTTAAACTACAAAAACGCAACTGCGGAAGCGGCATCAGAGGCGGAAACTTTAGCAGGTAACGCAGATGAATCCAGTAGTTTTATGGCATCACTTGGTGGGTATGGATTGGAATTCTTAAAAATTATAGGATTAATTGCTGGTGCAATGTTAGCATTATCTCTTGTATCAAAGGGAATGAAAGCTATAACTGGTAGTGATTCTAACCCAATTGCAGATTTTGTTTCGAAGTTTGGTACGAAAGAAGTACTTTTTGGAGCAGCTTCTATGTTATTAGTAGCAGCATCGGTATTCGTATTTGGAAAAGCAATACAAGAATTTATAGCAGTTGAATGGGGAGCGCTTGGAAAGGCTGTGGTAGCAATGCTAGCATTAGTTGGAGCCGTTGCTCTATTAGGTGTTATTATGAGTTCTGGTATGATTGGACCGGTACTTGCGGGTGCAGCTGCGATGTTGATAGTAGCCGCCGCAATGTATGTGTTAGGTAAAGCAATACAAGAAATTGCAATCGGTATAGGGTTGTTTGGTGAAAACATTGGAACTTTTGTTCAATCGCTAGGAAGTGTAGTTGAAACCGGGCCTCAATTATTAGCAGCAGGTGTAATATTAGGTGCATTTGGAGTCCTATTATTACCATTCGCAGCAGCAT